GAATGATGTTTGCTACTTGTGCGTTACTGAAAGCACCTGTTGCAGTTACAGTGAAGAAGTCCAACTTTGGACCCTGTGGCTGAATTGCAATGTTAGCTGTTGTTGCGTTTAAACCGTTGTTAGTGTATGAGAATGAGTCATAATTGATGACGCCTTGGAAGTCACCATTGACTTTTGTAAACTGTGCCATTTTGTAATCTCCTTGTTAGTTGACCCTCTAGGGGTCTACTATTATTTATGCCGGGAGTAAAAAAACGTAGGTTTTGGGTGTTAATTTAAATGCTTTTGCAACTGTTTAATATACTTGTCTATGATGCTTTCAGCGACAGGATTAGTGCTATATTGTGCCGCCGCTTTGTCTAGTACATTTGCTGTATTTTGATCGGCTAATCTGTTTTTACTGCTTACCCAACCTTTTGAGCCCTTAGTGTATGTTTCACCGCCCCAAGTCATAGGTGGGATGGTTTTAGGTGCATTAGTTTGTGCTGTTGATGCTGCCGGAGCAGCTGTACCCGTTTTTGCAGCACGTTTAGCTGCTGTTGCATTTCTACGTGCTACTGCTCTTGGGTTAGTGCTTAAATATCCCTTTACTCTACCTCCTGTTCTTTTTTTACCAGCAGGAGTAGCAGAAGTTGTTTTAACAGATGAAGGTTCAGCAGCAGTAGCAGCAGGTGCAGTAATTCTATTTCCTGTTACAGGATCAAATCCACGCTTTTTCATATCTTCAATTTCTTCAGGTGATCTTGATACTGGTTGTTTTGTTGAGGCAGCCGCTGCCGGGGCAGTTGGTGCTTGCTTTTGTCCCGGTGTTGATTGCAACTTCATATTTGGCATGCTATAACTTATATTCGTATTAGGATAATTTTGACTAGCAGTTTTTGTAGTTGTTCCAGTAGAAGGTGCATTAGTTGCCGGTGCCGAAGCAGTTGCGGCTGGAGCATTATTGCTTTGTGCAGTTTTAGCACTTCCAACAGCAGCAGCACCAGGAGTTAATTTATTCTGTGCATCTTGTTGGTAATAATATAAGGTTTTTAGAAAAGCGTCTTTAGAATTTTGATATTTTGGACCACGATTACCTTTTTCATATTCAAGCATATCAACAATACTATCTAAGTAAGCATGAAATCTTTGTTGAAAGTTTGGATTAACAGGCCCATAAGTTTTATCAAACCAGTTGTGTAAGTCATTTTTCATGGAATCCCATGTAAACCCAGATTTCATGATAGATTGAATTACATCATCTAATTGGTCCCCTTGTTTTTCTGAGAAAAACCCTAATGCATCTTGCTTGCGGATACCAGGACCTAATCCCAAACCTTTTAAAACACGTCCTAACATGCTTGGACTTTGCTGAGGGTTTGGCTGTTTTTCAATTATAAATTGTCTTGCTCTCATTTTAGCGTTTTATACTCTTACTGAAACGGTGTTGATCCTTGTTTTTAATAGCACTTAAAAGTTTCTTTTCTAGTAATTCTGCTTTATCCTTATCATAGTGCTTATTAATTAACTCAATTAAGTTAATAGCACTTGTAATGATGTTAACACCGCGACTTTCTACAATGTGTGGAACATCACGATTCAAGGATATGGAGTCTAATTCTTCAAGTAGACTTTTAGTACGTTTTTGCATAGGATTATCCTAATAGTATTTATCAGGATTTGGGGTTATTTCTGTAAATTACTAATCAAAGCTTTTAACTTTGCGGCTTGCACGTTTGCAGCAATTTTGGGAGTATCCTGTTCTGTAGGCGCAGATAATGCCGTTATTTGGCTTGTGCTTTTAATTTGTGCCAATAACTCACTTCCTGACGCTTGCGGTTTAGGGTTATTTGATTCGCCCTCATCTGTAATTCTTAAAGTTTCTACATCAAACTTGAGTTCAATTTTCTGACCTACACCCGAACTACTGCGAGTTTTCATCAACTGAATCTGATATAGTCCGCGCTCGCGCATACTGCGACTTGTAAAGATACCGAACACGTTATCCGCAGTATTGATCTTACTGATACCACCTGAAATATGACTGTGATCAAACTCAATTTCTTCAACTGCGCTACGATTCAACTGACTTGCCGTCACGAATAGTACGTTCAGATCCTTTGCTAGGTTACGCAATTCTTCTGAAACATACTTGTCCTTAACGAACAGATCGCTTGGACTGACCTTAGCACTAACTGGCATAATCAAGTCAAGATAGTCAACACATAGAAAGTCTACTTTGACGCCAGTTTGTATTTGTAGTTCTTTGACATATGCACGAATATCGTTTACATTGCTCTGTGCTGGCATATACTTGATACGCAAATGACCAGCCTTCTTTGCCACCATTTTAACTTTCATTTCAACGTTATCTAAATCTTTGAAAATTTCACGACTACTTGTGTCGGTCATCATACTATCAATACGCATACTACATAGACCTTCACTCAATTCAAGTGTGATATATGCTCCGCTCAGTCCATTCTGTACCCAGTTGACTGCAAGATTTTGCATGATCAAACTCTTACCTGAACCACTACCACCTGCAAAAATTTGTAGTTCGCCGCGATTAAATCCACCATATAGTTTTTGATCAAGTGTGGGCCAGCCTGTGCTGTTCTGTCCATTGTTGGATTTCAATGCCATTAATCTTGCTCTAGGATCAGCAAAGTAATCTGTACCCATGTCCTTCTGTAGAGAAATCTGAACAGCGTCTTTAATCAGTTTTTCTACAGGATCATACTCTCCTTTCTCTAGCAAATCTGCCGATTTAAGGATAGCCCTCTCAAGTTCTTGTCGTTTAGTAAATTTCTCAAATTCTTCTAGGAACCAATCGTAATGTCCTTCGTCTAATTCTTCAATTCTATCAACACTTATGTCAGTTGTTGCTTTAATTTGAATTGGGTCTGGCATAACATTATATTTTTTGCTATGCTCTACAATGAATTCAGCGACCGGACGCAAACGTCTGTCAAAATTTTCCGGATTCATAATGTTCATAACGCGAGTATATAACTCTGCATTTGTAACCATCATGCGCAAAAACAATTCTTGCGCTTCTGTACTATAGTTGTCTATCAAGTTTTTTCCTCTGCATTTCTAGTTTTATTTTACTGTTTGTAGCAGACTGTAATATACTTAGTAACGTGTTTAGTCGCCCATATTTAATTATAGCGTCATTCACGTCCTTTATGCCTATATCCCAATTTGGAATACTAACATTGAATCCTAAATCAAGTGCGCGATTTATAATTTCCATACCGGATTTATCTTGGTCGGGCACTACAATTATAGTTCTATTCAATCTTTTTAATAATTCTGCCTGTTCTTCGCTGATACTGTTTGTTGTTAGTGCGCAACCATTTATACTTAATGCGTCAAATATTCCTTCAACAACAATACAAATTTGATAATTTGGTTTTTGTAAATCATATCCAAATAAGTATCCGCCTTGTTGTTCACTAATAAATTTTGGTTTGCGATCATCAAGGTATCTGCTAGTGTGCCCTACAATTTTATTTTCAAACGTAAAAGGAATGATGATACGATTTGCCTGCCGCCCCTCAGCATTTGGAGTACACATAAACGGATAATCATTTATATTCACACAGCGTTTCTCAATATAATTTACAAATGCATTATGAGCAGGATTATTACTATCAATTAATTCGGCATCATCGGGTAAACGCATTTCTTTAAATTTTACAACTTTCTTTTCTCGTTTTACCTTAACAAAATCTAACAAATCCTTATGCTGTAAACTTTCAAAACTCCATTTATCAATTTGTTCTTTGTCAACTCCACAATAAGAAAATAACTGCCTAGTATTTTTAGTAAGTGATTTACCTAACGTAAAGCCGCATTTAAAACCACAGTTAAAACAATGATAGCTCCAATTGTCCTGTCCAGTAAACTTTATACCACCGCGACCACGACGGTCAGCCTTGTGTCCACGATATCCGCAACAAATTGCGTTGAAACTATGCCAACCGCTTTGCGTTAATTTCTTTTTGCCTGGAACTATTTGAAGAATATCAAACACTCATTAATTATAGCAGAGTGTTGCGTAAAAACAAATACTAATGGTAAATTATCTTGCCAAAATGTTTGTAACTACACCGGCATTACTTGTGAATACCATACGCACAAATGGATGAAAACCATGTATAGTATAACCTTGAGTACCGGTAGTATCTTCATAACTGTCTGTAGTGATTGGGTACCAATCAGTTAATTGTTGGTTACAAGTTCCTTCAATGCTTACGTCACCGTTGTACCCATCAAGTTTAGCCTGTATACTTAATACTGGATTGTCCTGTGTATTGATAATGGAACTATAATATGTGTTAGCGTTTGTTAATGGGTTATTTGCATTAACGTTAGGATCCAAGTTGGGGAATGGTTGCCCTGTAGGTATTGTCACAATCTGACTTGGCACGAAACTTGGTAATACGCTATTAAGAATATTAATATCCCCACGTGCACCTGCATTTGGGTCAACAAATACTGGGTACTCAAAGTCGCCTACTGGAATCTCTAAACTGTAATAGCATTTTTGAGCAGGAATGTCTTCCAGTTCAGCAGCATTTAAGTAAAGATATGCTATACCCGTTAGTGGCAATTCAAGTGTTAACGCTTTATTAATCAACACTTGTGTTCCATTATAGTTTAAAATACGACAAGTAATACTCTTACCTGTGATATCTACGGGCTTTTGTTCTTGATTTAAGAACTGAAACTGTAATTTGTTGTCTACACCTTTGTGTAGATTCATCGTTTTAGCATATACTGGCATAAAGGCCCTCGGACTGTTTCCTGATAGTAAAACTACGATCTGACGCTGTATAAAGTAAAATACTGCTGTTGAATAACCTACATTAGTGACAGTCACAGATCAAGCTCCTTTACAATATTTAGTCGGTAAAATATTATTTTATTTGATTGCCCAATTGAGTAAATAATACTAAGTTATTACACGATGTTACCTAAAGACTTTTTTAAAAAACTCAGCGAAAATCATCCGTTTATTACGGTCTGTTCCGTAGCCAGTCAGGATTATGTAGGTATAATGCAAAATCGTGACGATAACTATACTACCATATATGATTATGGCGCTATAGTAGATACAAGAACAAAACAGAAATTTTTAGAACTTGGCGAACAATGGTGGTGGGAAAGTAATCGTCAGGTCCCTATAAACATTTTCCTTAAGGAAGACTGGGCTATTTTTAGACCCTATTTAAAAACTTTTAGCAACAAAAATCTTGTTTTAATACATGGCCCAGTAGTGAGTTTGGGAGATTTTAATAAAAGACGTATACGTAGAAAAAGTATTACACTAGTGCGTAAACTACCTTGACTTTCTTCTACGCTTTTCTCTAGCCAAATCTAGTGTAGCAGGACCAACTCTAGTATCAAAACAAACACCATCTAAATGATCTAATTCGTGTTGAAACACACGACTTACCAATCCAGTTAAATTTGATTCAATAATTTGTCCGTTTATATCTTGATATTTTACTTCAACGGATTTGTAACGTTTAACTCGCATCCAAAGGTCGGGAAAACTTAAACAACCTTCTAAGTCACGATCTTCGCCCTGACCTTTAATAATCTCTGGATTTATACATACGAAAAGTTTTTGATCATTACCCATAATAAACAAACGTTTCATTATTCCACATTGTGGCGCTGCTAGACCTATACCATTGTTCTCAAACATAATCTTAGTCATTGCTTTGACTAATTCTGTAGGATCTCCGTCTACATCAAAACTATAAGGCTCACAAACCTTACGTAATTGTTCATCCCCTTCTTTAAGTAATTTAATTTCCATGTTCCACCAATAAATTCATATGCACAACGACAAGATGCGCATAGGCAACCGCGTGACTCTTTTTGAAAGTATATGTTGTGTCGTCTTTATCCCAAATAGTTTTGTTAACCTCAGTCCAGGGTAATCCAATCAAATGTTTTTTACCAGGACGTATCGCTGCTAAAAACATAGCCAATCTTGGAATGCTATCAATAGGTTCAGGCATACGCTTTATTGAGTTATAGTGATTACCCAAATGTATTAATTGCTCAACAAACTTACTGTCATTAAGTTTTGACCAGTCTGGTTCACGCATTAATTCAACCAAATGTTTTTCGTCACGTACTTGATTATATACGTGAACATTTAACAAATCTAATTTAAAGTAACCACGTTCTTCTGCTTCAACATAATCTAATGCTGCCATATCATGCACAGGATCATAAGGAATTTCTGTGATATGGACACCTGTGTTATGTTTGCGCATAGGATTTACCTTGCGCATGGCCGAAGGAACATGATTAATCTTTTCTAAGATTAATTCACGGTTACCAAAGTCCACGTCTACGTCTGTTGTGTATTTCTTCATCTTCTTTAATCATTTCCAGTATTTCGTGAGTATTAAAAGATAGTCTAGGGTCGTCCATAACATTTATCACAGTTGCAGGTTTTCCAAAAGAATCTAATGAAGTTTTAACTATTTCTGCAACTACTTTATTATTTTTTTTGTTCATATGGCATC